CGCGTGGCGGAGCGAGAGCGAGAACAGTTGCCGCGGAGATGGAAGTGCCTGAGTAATAACTCATTCCCTCTGTCATTGCGAGGCGAAGCCGAAGCAATCTCAAGGAAAATAGGAGAAATATATGGAAAACGGAACCGAAGAAACTCAAGGAACTAAAAACAGTCAAGGAACACCGGAAACTACGAAGGCCATCAAGGCTGAGCTTGAGGAGGAGAGAAAAGCCAGGGCTACCGTTGAGACAAGCCTGGCCGAGAAGAATGGTCGCATCGCTGAGCTGGAATCCTCGCTAAGCGAAGCGCAACAAGCCGTAGAGTCATTGCGAGCCGAAGGCGCGGCAATCTCTGAAGCTAGAGACCGGGCCGTAGCCAGGTACCTCGATGCCATGAGGCTTACCAATCCCACCATTCCCCCGGACGTCATCGCCGGTGCTACCATCGAGGAGATAGAAGCTTCGCTGGCCAGGGCTACCACCATCGCCGAATCGGTCAGGGCCAACCTCGAATCCCGAGCCAAAGAAACTAAGGTCCCTGCGGGGGCGCCAGCCAGGGGCGAGATATCCCCGGAGGGGCTATCCCCCAGAGAGAAGATCGCCGCTGGAATCCAGCAAAAAGGAGGAATGTAGTGCGAGGCTTTAGCCTCGTACAAAACGAGAGACTATGAGTATATCTTTAACAGAAGCAAGCAAGCTCTCGAACGATATCCTGCTTAAGGGAATCATCGAGACCATCGTCAAGGACAGCCCTATTTTACAGGAGCTGCCCTTCATCCAGATCGTGGGCAATAGTTTGAAGTACAACCGGGAGAAGACTTTGCCCACCGTAGCCTGGTATGACCCCGTCACCGATACCTGGACCACCTCAGAGCCGGAGTTCGAGCAATGCTCGGCCAGCCTCTGCATCCTGGGTGGAGACGCCGATGTTGACAACTTCCTCAAGTCTACCCGGAGTAATATCCAGGACCTGGAGGCAGCCGTCATCGAGCAGAAGGCCAGGGCCTTGAGGAACGAGTTCGAGAACACGTTCTTGAACGGTGACTCCGGAGTCAACTCCAAGCAGCCCGATGGCCTTTATAAGACCATGAAGGGCACGGCCTGGGAGGCCAGTACCGCCTATTCCCTGGGAGATGTCGTTGTCCCCACCGCCGGGCTGGAGAACGGCTTCCGGTATGAGTGTACCAGTGCCGGCACTTCCGATGCCTCCGAGCCTACCTGGCCCACCGCTGAGGGCGAGACTGTCAATGACAATACCGCCACCTGGACTTGCCGTTTGGGCAATCACATCGGCTCGGGCGCTAATGGCGCCACCCTTTCCCTCACCGGCATCGATAAGCTCATCGACCTGGTAAGAGGCGGTAAGCCCGACCTGCTCTTGATGAGCCGACGGTCCCGCAGGAAGGTCGCGGCACTGGCCAGAGCTGCCGGCAGCAATCTGCAGGTCGGGCAGGGTAATCTCGGAGAGTTCGTCGAACTCTACAACGGCATCCCCGTCGCCGTCTCCGACTGGGTCAAGGACAATTACACCGTGGGTACGTCTTCGGACTGCTCCGCTATCTTCGCCTTCCAGATGGGAGAGGGCGCCGTCTGCGGTCTTACCGGCCCCGAGATGATCCAGGTCGAGCGTCTCGGCTCCCTGGAGACCAAGGATGCTTCCAGGACCAGGGTCAAGTGGTATGTATCACTGGCCAACTTCTCTATCGTCAAGGCCGCCATGCTTACAGGAGTGAGAGACTAACAGGAAGGCAAAACGCAAAAGGTAAAAGGTAAAAATACAAAGCAAAAATCAAAAGTTTTGCATTTTCAGCTGTCATTTTGATTTTTAATGTTTAACTTTTGATTCCTTTGAAGGAACCGACATGAACCTGATAGAAATGAGAGCCCGGGTCCGCGAGGACCTCCAGGACACCGATAGCCAGAACTATCGCTGGACGGATGACGAAATCGACGGCACCATCGGGAGAGTCGTCCTGGAGTATTCGCTCCATGCCCCCATCGAGCAGCAGGACGACATCGCTACCACCGACGGAGACACCGAGCTCGATATCTCAAGTTTGTCAGGACTGCTCGAAATCGAGGCCGTGGAGTTTCCCATCGGCCGGAGTCCCAAATATCTCCAGCGTACCGAGTACTGGGCCGGCCACCTTTACATGGAGGATAAGGGCAACGGCGAAAATGCGCGTGTCCGCTGGCTTAAGAGGCATACCGTAGATGCTCAGTCTACCACCGTCCCAACCGAGCATGAGGAGATCATAGTCCTCGGCGCTACCGGCTATTTAGCCATGTCAGCCTCGGCTTACACAGTGGACAGGGCCAGCATTGCCGGCAGGCACGCCACCATCAACTACAAAGCCTGGGGCAAGGACCGTCTCGACCGCTACGACAAGAAGCTACGGGCCATAAGCCGCACCGGCCGGGTAATCCAGAGAAGATTCTATACCGAGGAATAGCCATACCACTATTCTGTCATTGCGAGCGAAGCGAAGCAATCTCCTCTCCCTTGACGGGAGTGGATTAAGGTGAGGGGGAATATATGCTAGAGATAGGCATCCTCAAAAACTTCGACAGCGATACCTATAGGGCGGGAGTACAGCTCGCCGGGTCTCTGACGACCTACTTCGACGACGTCAGCGTGGCCAGGAACATTCCGCCTTCAGTTCTGGCCGTCGGCAATTATGTTATCGTGGCAGTTCCCGGTGGCAATCCCAGAGACGCCTGCGTCATCGCCGCCTGGCCCTCCGGCGGGTCGCCCGTCGCCTCAGATCCTCCGGAAGACCAGAAGCCAGTACTTAACATTTACTATAAACCGAGCACGGAAAAGCTAGTCGTGCAATACAAAGGATAGGAGGCATAACAAAAATGGCCGAATTCAGCACTTATCTGGAAAACAAAATTATAGACCACATACTCAGAAACCAGTCTTACACGCCGCCGGCCACGGTTTATCTAGCTCTGTTCACGGCCGATAACGGTCTTGAAGAAGGTACCATCACCGGCGAGGTAAGCGGCGGGTCCTATGCCCGCCAGTCCGTCACTTTATCAGCTGCATCAGGCGGCGCCAGTTCCAATACTGCTGACATCACTTTTCCTACTGCTACCGCCGATTGGGGGACAATAACTCATGTCGCATTAATGGATGCCGCCTCCGGAGGCAATGTTCTCATGCACAGCGCCCTCGATGCTAGCAAGACCGTAAACAACGGCGATACATTCAAGATAAATGCCGGGGACCTGGATATAACCGTATCTTAGTGAGGTTCGATCATGGGTTGGGTATCACCAACAGGGCATAATGACCCCGATTCGGCATGGATAGACGAAGCTGAGGCTTATGATGAGGACACCTCAAGTGGTAATGGAGCTTGGTCGTGGGAGACCAATAAATGGCTCGAACTAACATTAGGCTCTTCCATCAATAGCGATAAAGTCAGAATTTATCCCCGTGCAATCCTTGAGGCTGACATGAAGGTTGATGTCCATTACAGTGGTGCTTGGCACAATATTCATGACGGCGTTCTGACTAAAGATCAATGGAATGAGATAAGCATCGGGAGCACACAATCAGTCAGTAAGGCTAGAGTCTGCAATAACGCGGGTACTACCAAATATATTGTAGAGTTCGATTTCAACGAGGTATCAGGCGGTCAGACCCACTATGGCGCCGCCACACTCGCTGGAGCAGGTGCCCTGGCCATTCTGGCCAAATTAACGCTTGCCGCTAAGGCTACCACCTCGGGCGTCGGCGCCTTGTCTGCTGTTGCACGCTTCATACTACCCGGATCAGCCACCATGGCCGGGTCGGGCTCACTGATAGCGCTTGGCAGAGTTATTCTAGCCGCCTCGGCCACTCTGTCCGGATCTGGCGCCCTCGCTGCAGCCGGTACCATTGGAGGTGCCATCAAGTACGGAGCTGTTATATTGTCAGGAGTAGGCGCTCTGGCAGTAGCGGCCGTTAACACCTTATCAGGTGCCGCCACATTGTCAGGATCTGGCTCGCTATCAGCCATCGGAAATCTCCTCGGCGATGTGTTCGGCGCCGCCACCCTCGCCGGTCTAGGTTCTCTGGTAGTCATCGCCGAAAGCTGGCACATACTGACTAGCCAAGAATATCAGGACTTGTTAGAAGGACAAATTGAGTTTCAAGAAATCTAAGGAGGAGCTATGCCAGAGGAACAGAACAAAGCTAATCCGACCCTCGTGGAGGTTTTCACTGACTTTTTCCGTGCTGCCACCAGGCCTGCCGTCACCGTCATCTTCGCCGCTGTCATTGCCCAGGTCGTCATCGAGGGGGTCGCCGCCCCCCAGTGGTTCATTGCCTTAGCCAGCGCTTGCATTCTTTGGTGGTTTGGCGACAGGACAGCCCAGCATATCAAGGAGAAGAAGGAAAACTAATGGGCTTCCTGAAAGGAATCAGGCTCTCAGCCTTCCTCGATTGCTACCAGGAGTGGCATGCCTTTATTGAAGGCTTTTGTGAGGTTCTTTGCCCCTGGTCAGCCAGGTATCAGCCCACTGAGGAGCTGCTAAACGATTTGAAGGGAGACCATCATTATTACATGTTCGGCCGGGCCATCGGCGTCGTCGCCTGGCTCATCATCGCTACCATCCTCAAAGCAATGTTTTTTGATGTAAGTGGATAAAAGTTGATGAAAGTAGATGATAATTGACAGAAGATGAGAACTTTATCAGCCACGCTCTTAGCCGCCCAGAAGAAGGCCGACCGCCTTCCCTATGTCGAGGCCAGGGTCTATGACTATGAGGCGGGCATCAAGAGGCTTTCCTGGACCAGACTTTACGAGGGAAGCGAGCCCGACAGCCACCACGGCATCGCCTTCGACGGCCAGGGCAGCATGCACCGCATCAGGGCAGCAGCCGGCAATATTCTCTTGCGCCAGAAAATCACCGGCCCGGACGAGAACTCCGACTACTCCAAGTGGACGCAGCTCGCCGCCGACTGCGCCGGTCCCTGCGCCATCGCCGCCCAGGGCGCCAGGGTCTATATCTTTTATAAGACCACCGGCAACGTCCTCTGGAAGTATTACTCCCATGACTACGGCCAGTCCTGGAATGACGCCCAACTCGTATCCTATGCCGACGTCCTTTCCCTGGCTGCTTCCTGGTGGGGGAGCTCCGATGTCGTCGTCTGCTTCGCCCTTAAGTCTAACGAACTTAACGGCATAGTCCTCGATACCTCCGACCAGACAACCAGCCAGCACGTTAAGGAGTTTCACGGCGCCGCCACTCATATATTCCTGGATACGTACGGCATTGGCGCCACCTTCAACGCCTCCACTCCCGCCATCGAAATCGTCCTGGCCGGCAAGGAATCCGATTCTCCCTATAATCACTATGACCTTTTCCGCACCCGGTTCTCCAATACCTGTAACTTCCTGGCCATGGAGAGCTTTCTTATGTCCCCGGACGGGGAGGATATCACCTACGAGTATCCTGACTGTCACTTGCCTTCGGCTGCCCATGATTATGAGACCAATCAAATTGTGGCCGTGGAGAAATTCGCCGGAATTACTGCCTACACCCGCCCCCTGGCCTGCCACATG